GTTAGTATTAGCAGCACCAACACCGTTCTGTGGGTTTGCAGTAACCATTGGGTTAGCAACAAGACCATAACGTGTCTTAAATGCGATCTTAGGTTGGAATGTTTGCTCTCCAACTGCACGAACCATAGTAAGAGGAACGTACGGGCAGTAGAACATACCAGCGTCATATGGGGAAGTTCCCTTATAACCAACACTAGCGTAGTCAGCTGTAGCATATGGGTCAACATACACTTTCAGTTTCCCGTTGAGTGTACCAGCAAATGTATTACCAGTAGCATCAACAGCAATCTCACCTTCTCCACCGAACTTAAGGCTACCAGCAGCTGCAAGTGCAGAAGCAACGTTGCTTGAGCAGATAACGAAGTTACCCTTACCACGACGTGTATCTAGTGCAATCTGGTTGGCTTCCTGCTCGATCTGGAAGATCAAAGACTGGAATTTCTCAACAGCCCAACGACCGTCAGCATCAGCAACAAGGTCGAATTCGTGTGCTGCGCGAAGACCAGCTTCCTTACCAGTAACAACGATGTTACGGATAACCTCACGGTTAATTTCCGCAAGGATCTCACCGGAAAGGATGTTAGCAAGCTCAGACTCAGCATCAAGGCCGTGAACGGCTTTGAGGTCTTGAGCAAGCTCCATTGTGTACTCAGCTTTAAGCTGACGAGTTACAGCAGTAACAGTCGCCTTTTCGATGGTGAATCCCATATTCGCAAGCGATGAGGATTCTTCACCAAGTTCAGTTGTAAGACCAGTTCCTTGAGTGATCGTAGCAGGTGAGTCAAAAAGACCACCAGCGTGAGCGCTGTTATTGGAGCTAGAGAAGTCTGTGTCAGCCTCATTGAAGAGTGCTTCAGCATCAGATGTTGAGACTTGGTTGGTAGCATGACCAACACGAGCCTTCATTGCGAAGATGAGGCCAGTAGGACCAGACATAGGCTGGACACCTGCGACATCATAAGCGATGAGGTTAGGCATTGCACGACGAACCAATGAGATAAGCACTGGATCAGGGTTAGCAACACCAGCCGTTTGGTTTTGGCCCTCGTTCAAAGTACCGAACGAAGATGCTGTAGCCTCCTCACGGAGAGCAACTTCAGTGTTTTCGAGTAGTTTGGCTGTAACGGCCTTCTTATAGCTATCATTGATAGCGGGAGCGTCAGCGTGCTCAAGCACGGGAGCCCATTTTTGGATTTCTTTTTCTGCGTTTAGCATAATTCTTTTTCTTTCTATTGTTGTTTGGTTGGATTATTTGAAGCGAGAAAGAGTTGAAATATAGCGTTGCATGTCACCAGACAACTTGCTATTAGGATCAATTTCCCCCTCGACGATTGTTTTTACGTTAGTTGAATCAGTTGATTCAGTGATGACTTCTTCTTCTTCTTTCGAATCAGAATCTGAGAAGAATCCTTCTTTAATAATAGCTACCTTAGATGCAAATGTTTCTGCATCAACAAAGTCAACTTCTTCAATAAGAGAAGCTAGTTTAGCGACTTGTGTGGAAGCCAGATCAGCAGTTGCCTCAGAGAGAATCTTTTCACGATGAAGACCTTCAAGTTCTTCAGCAAGAGCAACATTCTTTTCCTCAACATCTACGAGGGATTCTTTGACAGAAGTAACTTCATCAGAAAGCTGATCAACAAGATCAACCTTAGAATCAGGTACTTCGATATAGTGTTCAGTGAACACACCTTGAAGAGCCTTCATGAAGTTTTCTGTGATTTCAGTGCGAAGTTTGTTATCAACAAACTCTTGGTTCTCTTCGATCCAAGATTCTACCACATAAGAAAGATAATCATCAATCTTAGTGACGAGAGACTCACGAATGTAGCCTACTTCTTCTTGAAGATCATTATCATATTGAGCTTCAAGAGATTCTTTGATCTCGATAACACGGTTTGCAACAGCACCTTCAAACAGAGTACTAACCTTAGCCCTAAAGCTTTCGGTCAATTCCTGCTCGGAGTCGGCAAGGATTTTAAGATCTTCAGCATAGCTTTCAGTCTCAACTTCCTCATGCATACCACCGCAAGAATCTTGAATAGCCTTATAAGAGGCCATCAGTTGATCTTTTTTCATGGCCTTAAGTTGACCATACATTGCGTTGATAATATCTGCCTTTGTCTTTGGCACTTCTACTTCACCTTCATCTTCACTTACATTAACACTTTTATAAGCGCTAACGAGTTGTGATTTTTTCATTCCCTTAAGAGCATCAAAACTTGAAGCAAGATAACCTGCTTTAGTTTTAACATCCGGAAGGTTAACTTCTTCTACTTCATCAGAGTCGTCGGCAGATTCTTCTACCTCTTCATCTTCTTCAGTAGCTTCTTCTACCTCTTCCTCGGGGTCTTCTTCTTCTTCAGTCTTGGCTTTAGCTTCTTCCACTTCTTCAGAATCGTCCTCTTCAGGATCTTCTTCTTCAGTCTTGGCTTTAGCTTCTTCCATTTCTTCTTCAGAATCATCATCATCTGATTCTTCTTCGGATTCATCCTTCTTAACTTCGTTAAGAAGTGCGTCTACGACGGCTTGAGTTAAAGTTTGACTTGTTTCCTCAGCAACTTCTTCAGGAATATCCTGCACAAGCTCCTGGTTCTCAACAAGATCAAGTTCCTCGACGTCTTCTATAATTTGGTTTTCGTCTGACATATATTCTTATTTTTTGAATTTAGAGTTTGGAGAGGAAATCATTGAAGATCCGTTCCTGAGCTTCGCTTACGCGCCCAAGTGGAACTTTATTAATTTCAGTCTCATATTCTTCAATTTGCTGAGGTTTGAGAAGACCATTTTCCCAAATCCATTCAACACCTTCCATAATACCTTCAACGAAGGCGGAAGGAGCAGAAGGATCTTGGACAATATCCACAGTAGAAAGAACGAAATCGTTCTTAACATATGTTTTGCCTTCCTTTTGCTCAACAGTACCCATACCACGGCTTGAGACACCTAACTTGCATCCACCTTCAACGAGACCTTTCACGATTTTGCCCATTGGTGTATCAAGTACAAGTGCCTTTCCAACAACATTATTACCTTCCCAATTAAGTTCGGTAATTCTGTGTGAAACTTTATCTAAGTTAATTGCTGGTCCTTCAGGGTGATTTAATTCACCACAAGCGCGACCTGTTTTAACTTGTTCTTTAACATATCTATCGGTTGCAGACTTTAAAACTGCTTTAGGATAGATTCGTTTATTGCGGTTTTCTTGCTCCGCTTGCATAAAAATTCCTTCGATGAAAACATCCTTTTCACCGTTATCTTTTGCTTCAGTAGTATAATCAAGCTTATCTAAATGTTCCGTAATTAATTTCATAGTGTTTTATCCGTAAAATCCTACTTTAGTAAATAGAACGTTAGTATTTGCGGTAGTTCCTGCAGCTGCACCGGATGCGAAAATTTCGTCGGCCGAGTTTTTACGAACTATAATGTTACTTTTCGTTGGAACATAAAACGAAGCATAGCGCGTTCCGGTTGCTCCTGTTTCTATATGCACGTATGCTGCAGCAGTACCAGTATTTTGTACCAATACTTGTTGTGCATCACTTATAGTTGATGCATTAGCGGTAAGCGATGCAGTTGCTGCGACTGTTAATGGTTCGATTTTCATTTTTTTTCTTGTTATTCTTGTTTAGACTTCCATTCCTATTGATAGTGCAGACATGGCATCACGAAGATTGTCAAAGTGTTCTACGCCAGAATCTTTACCTCCATCAAACTTAATTTTACCTTTGTCTAAACTAAACTCGATTTTAGAGCCACCAAAATCTACAACGTTACCTTTGCG